TGATTTACGGAGCTTTTTTATTTTCAGTGCGCAGCAAGATTTAGTCTTGAAATCAGCCACTGCGAACTTGCTTCACCGGGACGTGATGTATATATTTCCCGCTCGGCTGTTTAAGCCTGCATCCTGCCAGGATCGCGACTCAGCAGCTGGAAAGAGCAACACCGCGCTACCGCCCGAATGGCGAAACTGGTAGACGCATGGGACTTAAAATCCCCCGCTCGTAAGGGCGTGCCGGTTCGATTCCGGCTTCGGGCACCATCTTAAATCAAGGGTTTGCGAGCGAAAGCTGATGCAAGCCCTTGTTTGTTTCTGGTCCGCTATTTTGATGTTGGTCCGCAATTCACTTGGTGGGAGTAACTTTCTTGCCCATGCGATTGCGTATGTATTGCTCTGTCATCACAACGGTCGTATGCCCAAGTTGATCTCTCGCCTGCATGATGTCACCGCTGGATTCGGCTTTGTCCGTGCCTGCTTTGGCGCGTAAATCCCGCATCTGAAATTCAGATTTCTCCACCCCGGCCGCCTCCCTGGCCAAGTCAAACCTCCTGCGCAACATCGCCACCGTCATTGGTGTGCCGTCCTCTGTAACGATCAGCCGCGTCGAGCGGACCTTGTGTTCTGACTTTCGGGACATGATTCGATCAATCAAAACCTTCAACTCGCCCGTTATCTCGATCCGACGCTTGGCCTTAGTCTTTCCCTGCAGCACCCAAATCTGCCCGTCACGCACATCGCGCTCGTCCATCAGCCTGGTGTCGGTCACCCTTTGCCCAGTCAGATAGGCGAGGTCCATCGCGTCTTGCAGGCCAACATCTGCTTTGTCGTGCACGCACTTGAACAGCGCATCCTCAACATACGTGTCACGGCCAGTTTCCTTGTTGCCCTTGATGCCCGCGCACGGGTTGGCAAGAGAGGTGTAACCCTTGTCCCTCGCGTAATTCCAAATTGCACTGAGCAGCGCCTTCTCGCGATTTGCCCGCACTGGCGCGGCTTTGCGCCAAGTGAGGTACTGGCGAACGTGCAATGGTTCGATCGTTTCCAGCGGTGCGGGTGGATCGTCAAAGAACGCGATCAGGTTTTTCAGCTCGCGCTTGTTGTCGGCCTGTGTGGCTGTGCCTTTGGTTGGGACGATATCGACCATATATTTTTCTGCGACGTAACGGAACGTGATGACCTTGGCGACCAGGTCGGTTGCGGTGCGATCACGCTCAAGCTTCGCGTATTCCATGATCGCCAGGCCGTAGTCGCTGCCCAGCGGAATTTCCTTGCGGTCCTTGCCGCCCGTGTCGTAGTAGTAGAACACCCGGCCGCTGGCTTTCTTGCGTTCCCGCAGCCTGGCGATCGAGCCGGGTTTGCTTGGTCGTCTTCCCATGTCAGCTGGCCTTACGTGATTTCCATACGGGCTTTTCTGATTCAAATGCGCCGACAGCGGTGACCGCCATCGCGGTGACACTCGGCCACCCGTTCACTTTAATCGTATGGCGAACGCCATTCTTTTTTAGGTTGAGGATCTGTCCTGCCTTGGTCCGCGCGCCGGTGAGCTCGCAAACCTCCTCGTGAGATAGAAACTGGATGGTCATGTGATGCTCCATGCCGCGCGCGGCGGCAGAAGGTGGTGATGGTTATCGCGATTGTTTGGCGAGCAGTTCGGCGGCTGTGGTCAGGGCGCTTCCTGCTCTCGCAGCTGATACCTCGCCGCCGGTGAGCGCTTTGCTCAGGCAGTCGGTGACGAGTTCAAGCGCAGATATGAGGCCTTCGGTGTTGGCTGATGACTCTCGCCCCATGTCCCAGAATCGCTGCGCCCAATGTCCTTCTGGCGGTGGGCATCGGTCTCGCGCGCCGAAGGCCAGGGTGCCGACGATCGAATCGCACAGGTCGCGCTTGTAGGCGTTGTCGCCGTCGATGCTGAGGCCTTTCCTGCGCATGGCGCTCACCGCTTCGTTCATGTCGAACTGGCTATCGACACGCAGGAAGTCGGCCTTTGGATTGCCAGGCTTGTAGGCGACCAAGCAGAGCTTCGACCCTGGTTCAAGGTGGTTGTAGATGGTGACCATTGCGGTGTTGATGATCTCATCGGACAGTTCCTGTAAATCGCGCATACGAATTCCTCGCCCGCCGTTCACCGGCAGGCTCTTGTGTGGGGGAGGGGTTATAGAGCGAGTTCGACTTGGGCTTCGCGCTGCCAGATCGGCGAACTGTTGTGCGATTCGATGCGGTCGGCGATCACGCAGGCGCGCTGGCCGGCGGTGGGCGGGGCGTACATACCGAAGCGGCTGATGCTGCCACCGTTTACCGCGGCGTTTGTAGAGTCGGCCGAGGCAAATGGCAGGTGTTCGAAGACGGCCGGGTCGAGCATGCGGAGCCCGTGCAGCCGGCACGCCGGTCTGCCCTGTTCATCGCAGATGGCATCCATGGCGGCTGCCATCCGCTTCCACCAGGCTGCAGTTCCAGGTGAGCGCCATTGCCCGGAACTGCCGAACGCAACCATCGGCCATTCAGTGGCCAACTTCTGCAAGCGCTCGAGCGATTCGTGCAGGTGCCATACCGGTACGCCGCGCAAAGCCCGTGGCCACGCTGCCAACAGCGCATCGTTCGCCACTTCGTCGCCATCAATCACGTCTGGGATGAGAGCCCAGTCGAAGCCCGGGTGCCGGTGCCACTCTTCGACCCACCGGGTATAGCCGTCCACGTCGAGCGTGCCGCCCTTGTTCCATACGCTGAATGCGCCGTTGTCGAACACGAACGACTGACAGACTTCGGCGACGATTCCCATGTCATCCTGGCGCGGGAAGGGCACCAGTGCGTGTCGGCCTGCGAGGAACCGGGCACCGTCCTGGCGAGTGCCGCCGACTGGCGTTCCGTGGTAATGAATCATCCGCTCAGTCTCACCGTTTCGATTTCCACGCCCTGGTGCGTGGCGATGATCGTTTGGTCCCCGCCGAGGGCTTCGGACAGCCGATCGGCGATTTGTTCGTGCCAGCCTTTTTTGATCAGGGCAGTCGCTGCCTTGATGTGCTCGACATGAATCATTGCGGTGGTACGCAACTCGAACTGGTAAACGATGGTTTCACCGTCAGATGGGCAGGCGGCGGTGAAAGTGTGGCGGTAGGTGTTTTTGGATTTGTCTTGACTAGGATGAGGAGTAGCCATTTACAAACTCTCCGTGAGACTATTGAGGTTAATGACAACTAGTGTGCGAGTAAAGAATTGAAAGATTTTAGGCGGGCTTCTATTTTTATAGTTCTGGTCGCAATCATTGGCGTTTCTGGTGTTTATTTTTATATGTTTAATGCCGGGCTTTCTGATGATTCAGGAAAATGGTCAGATTTTGGAGGGTACATTGGTGGTTTGATAGGTCCGCTAATTTCATTTGTCACTTTGCTTGCTGTTCTGCAGACTGTTTATCTTCAAAAGCAATTGCTCGATACTCAGCAGGCAGAATTTAAAGATTTAATGAAGCTCCAGAGAGATACTTTCGATGCACAGGTACGCCAAGTAAATAATGCTATCTCTATCGCTGATCGCGATCACATTGAGCGCACTCGCGAAGCTTGCCTCCAGATGATTGATCGACAAATTCTTCACACTGAAAATAAGATGGCGCGGGCTGGGAAGACCTTTGAACAGACCTTTCAGTTGAAAACCGAAAGCGGAGAGCAGGAAGCAGATATACGGAACACGCTAAAGAATCAAATAATTATGTACACTAACTTACTTAACGATCTTGTTGGATATTCAGTAAGAGTGTCTCAAGATAGCTATAACTCTGCTGAGGATATGTTGATTTCGTTTAGAGAAGAGATGCATAGGATATATGCAAAAAACGGTCGAGGCGATACTGAAGCTGAGTCGTGATGGTTAACTTTCCTTTGTCGCTATAGCGGCTGACTTTGAAGGGGGGAGGGGTGGAACGAAAGAGTGAGGCGCTAATTCCAGCGAACGTCGAGTTCTGAAATTTGTTGCTGCAGCTGTTCTATGAGTTCAAACCAAGAATCGAAACCATTTGATTCGTTCTGGACCAGAAACAGGTAATAACCTCCGGTTTCACCTGCGCGGTCATCCTGAATTTCTATCGTCCAACCGGCGTATTCGCCAGTCAAAACTGTTCCAGTACGAATGATCTGCATGTGTTGGTCGGAATCCAATGAATGTATGAAATGGCAGCTGTACTTTTTACATCAGCTTGAAAAATGTTGGTACTGCGGCATTCTCCCTCGCTACCAGATCATGGGCATTCACAACCTTCATGCCGAGCTCCTTTCCGATATGAACCTCAAGGCTGGCGCCGCGGGAATCCTGCCAGCCGGGCAGGGTGGCCACGGTGTCGCATTCCATCAGCGCCGCAATGTCGCGGCGCATGCATTCGCTCCAGGTGCCTGGGTCTGGGTTGAGTTCAGCAGGGTTGATGACGCTGTGCCCGGCGGCGCGCAGGCTGGCGGCCGTGGAATGGAACAGCGGGAAGTTCAGGTCCAGCATGTTGGTCATGGGACCGCTGAGGTAGATGCGCTTCATGTTGCCACCTGCTGCGGTTGCTCTTGGCGCAACGCTCCCTGTACCGCTTCCACCACCCGGCGCAGATAGTTGAATTCGTGATTCTCCTCGACCGCCTTGTCGCCAATCGGGTAGTGCCACTCATCACCAAACAGTTCAGTCAGCAGCCTGTCGTGATGCCAGCACTCGTTTGGCGACTCCACGCCTCGCAGAACGTCGATGTCATGCCAGAGCTCGCGCGCCTCATCCTTGCTCAGCTCATTCAGTTCCCAGTCGTGTCGGCCGGTCTGTTGCCGGCGGCGCTGGACGATGCACTTTTTCGCGAAGGCGTGAAGGGCATTCCCGCTGAACCGCGTGCTGCTGATACCGCGATCGAGGCAGTTCAGGACGTAGTGCCAATCACAGTCGGCCACGAACTCGGTCACCGTGAGCGGGACCATGCCACCCCAGTAGGCGTTCCAACTATTGTCCCAGCAATTGACCGTGATCTTGCCCTGGGCGGTCTGATAGCTCGGGTCGGATTCAGTAGGGCAGTCGCGTCGGCCGAGGTCCTCGAGGAATACGGTAATCGGGTCAAGCCGCGGGGCGCCGGTGATCACCAGCTTGGTCACAGTCGAGCGCTCAACCTTCAGCGGCTCGGCCGGTTTGTTTTCTGTGGGCATGGGGCGTCCTATGCCGGGGCATGCCCGGGCGGTGGAGGGGAGGGCTTTTAAAGTCACATACACTGGTAGAGAGGCATCGTCTCTCCCGTGATCTGGAGACTTCCCTCAATGAAATGGTTTGTCCATTGGCTTCAACTAGCTGCAGCGTTGGCGCGCCTAATCGCCAATCTCGTTTGCATAATCGACGCGATCATTCGTACGGGTTGGGTGTGATCTGCTTGAGAATGCGCCGGCCGATCCAGCGAACGACGGTGACCGCCTTGCTGTTCCCGATCGCCTTGTATCGCGGGCCGTCCGGACAATCCTCGGCTGGCTTGCCGCGCCATGGGATCAGTGTGTAATCGTCGGGCATACCCTGGAGCCGTTCGCACTCGCGCGGGATCAATCGGCGAACGCTCGATCCGCCGACCAATTGGCCCGTCCATGCATGTTCGGCTTTCACGTTGCCGTGATTGGCACCAAGGGTGCCGGACACTGTCGCAACGCTTGGTTGCCCTCGCCCGGTCCCGTCCTCGCTGCCGTCGAAGCCATTGGCTTTCAGCGTGTGGGTGATGTCGCCTGTGATGCACACAGCGACCTGGCCACCAGCATTCGCGTGACTTCCAGAGTGGTTCATCGCGCGCAGCGTCGGGGCAATTGAGCCAGCGTCCGCACCGTGATCCTTGCAGGAGAAAGCAAGAACTGCGTTTTCCTGTCCGTTGTTCCGACCGAGGGCGAACGCTGTTGAGTCGCTCACGCCTGGATCCTGCGTGCCATGCACTACTAGCAAACCAGACTCGGCATCTTGCTGTGTGGCGCTGCCGGCCGCCTTGCCGTTGGCATTTAGTGTGCCGGCGACGATGAACGCTTCGGAGTCAGCTCGGTGACTGCTCTGTGCTTGAGCGCGCAGTGCTGGCGCGGTGATCGGGATATCGTCGAGCGAGTAGCCCCCAGACTTACGTGCGCCGTCGGCGAGGGTTGGCGCCACGAAGAACGTCTCGCTTTCCATGTCGAGCCGGGTGTCCTTCGCGGTGAGCGTTGCTGACCGTTCGACAGATCCGCCAAGGCTGTGGCCGCCGAACGCAGGCACACCGCAGAACACACCAACCGCCGGCCCTTCGTCGCCCTCGCAGTTCGGGCAGCCGTACTGCCCTAATGACTCGTCGAAGGTGTATGCACATCCGCACTGGAGCGCAGGGCCGAAAGGAGCTGATCCGGTAACGTCTTGCCCCTCGCCTCGGCGCGGCGCAGTATCCCGGCGCATGCCTTCTCGCTCAAAAAGTACCTCGGTGGGATCGAATCCGTCTCGAGCACTTGCGACAACGAACACACGGCGGCGTCGTTGGGCCAGGCCGAAATATTGGGCGTCCAGGATCCGCCACGCGATTGTTCTTTTGGGTCCATACACACAACCAGCGTCCGGCCATTTCTTCCCTGAAGGCTGCAGTTCGCAGTCTTCCCCAGCAAGCGCGCCAAGAAAGCATCCGAAGGCGTTCCCTTTGTCGCTGAGGACGCCGGGGACGTTTTCCCAGACGATAACGCAGGCGGGCTTTCGCTGGCCTGCTCGAACATAGTCAACTGCATCTGCAAGCTCCACGTATTTGATGGTGAGGGCGCCGCGCGGGTCGGTGAGGCCTTCGCGCATCCCGGCCACGCTGAAGGCTTGGCAAGGTGTTCCGCCGACGAGGACGTCCGGTGCGGCGATCTTGCCGGCCAGCACCTGGGCGCCGAGTTTGGTCATGTCGCCGAGGTTCGGCGTGTTCGGGTAGTGGTGGGCAAGCACCGCGCTGGGAAAAGGTTCGATCTCGGCGAACCATGTGGCGCGCATGCCGAGTGGCTTCCATGCAAGCGTTGCCGCCTCGATGCCAGAGCAAACGCTTCCATATGTGATGGCCATTTGGTTATCCTTGGCAATTGTTACGGGAGCGGATATGGAAATTTTTGATAAGTTTGAGATTGCTTTACCAGAGATTAGATATGAGAGACCGCTCGGATTAATATCTACCGGAGAGTCCAAAGAGCTGCCCTACTATTTCCATATTTCGACCGATACAGATCTCGGCGTCCTAGTTCCTAGCGCGGCGGGCGTTTTTGTCACTTTGGTAGTTGGTGTAGTTACAGTCGTGTTTCAACGGCGGCAGATACGAGCAAACATTACTGGCTTTCGACATCACTGGATGGTAGAACTTAGAAAATGTGCTTCAGAATATCTGCAGTTTATATATTCGACCGCTTGGAATCTGACTGAGAAAGAAGGTTTTGCTCAGTCTGCCGAATATTTGTCGGCCCAGGACAAAATCGCATTATTGACGTTCAATATAGAACTGTTGTTAAGTCGTGATGATGATTCGACGAAGGCTGTTTTCGAACTTGATAGGACATTATGCGATAAGCTATATTCGCTCGATTACAAGTCACCGTTATGGGCGGAATTTATCCAAGACTTGTACAAGCTAAGGGATTTGTTTCGAATAGAGTTGGAAGACGCTTGGATTGATGTTCAAGTTGATTTGTCCGCAAAAAAGAGAAAAGCCGTGAAGAGCGAAATATTCGCGCGTCTTGCCTCATTGTTATCCAAATCAGCAAAGTGAATTTGTAAGTATCAATCCTGTCGTCGGCGCTGGCTCACCTGGTTGCAGAGGCGCTTCGGGTCAGGAACCAAGAACTGCTGGTGAACCGGCACGACCTCGCCAGGCTCGGCAATGGCACCGCCCAGCTTCATCACACGGCCGGTCGACTTGCAGCGCTTGGCGATCAGCGGTCTCCACTGGAGGATCTGTTTCACGTTCTCTTGGCTGATGACCCGAGGCTTCTTCTTGCCGGCCCACTTCAGCCCGATCCACGACAGGTTCCGGATCTCTCGCTTGCGCGGCTGTCCGCCGGCGGCTTGGCTGTGGTGCGTGCAGTCGGGCGACATATGGAACCAGCCCACGGCCTTACCGCTGCATTCGGTGTCCGGATCACCCTCGAACACGTCGGTGGTGTAGTGCACTGCGCCTGGGTGATTCACGGTGTGCATGCTGATCGCCTGCGGGCTGTGGTTCTTCGCGACGTTCACCGCTCGGCCCAAGCCCATCTCCAGCCCGGTACCGGCGCCGCCACCACCGCAGAAGAAGTCGACAACGATCTCATCGTCCTGAGTGCTGAAGCCGAGTCCGTATTGAGTTTTGAAATCGAAGGGGTGTTTCTTCTGTTGTGCGGACATAGGGAATCCTCGCAGGCTGGCGTTCTTTTAATGGGTCAGGTAGGGTCGTTAAATTTTGAAAGGTAAAAAGGAATGTCTAAGCTTAAGGAGCTTGATAAGGTTTTGTTTTTAGTGACAGTTACTGCGCTATCGGTAATAGTGATTGTTGCGGGTAGGTATATATGGGAGTTTTCTCTTAATGTTCTTTCAGAACAAGATAAGTGGGGTCAGTTTGGCGACTATTTCGGCGGAGTTCTAAATCCTATATTTTCTTTTTTTGCTTTCGTTGCGATTCTTTATACTCTCAGGACTCAAATTGAAGCTAATGAAGAAGGCGAGAGGAGGCACATAGAGCAGCTACGGGAACAGCGCCTGTTTCAGTTGATTGGCCTGATGAATGAAAATGCCCAAAGTACAAAGATGCTCACTACTGCATACGTTGGAGCAAAACCTGATGAGTACGTCTATGGGCATCAGGCTCAGCATCATGCAGCTATGAACCTAAGGGATTCGCTTTCTCGGCGGGTTCGCATTAGCGATCAAATAAATAACAGCGACATGGATATTTTCGAATCAGCTGAGGACGCATTTAGAAAGTGGAGAAAAGACAAGTGGCCTTCAATGGGGCTCTTTTTGGATTCTGTGTTTTTAGCACTAGCGTTCATTCTAAAAGAGCAATCAAGTGAAGATTTTAAACGGTTTTCACTAGGAGTTTTGCGTGTTCAGCTTTCTGAAAGTGAGCGGCTTATGCTGTGGTATGTAGCAATGTTCACAGCTGAGTATGTTATTTATCTTGAGCCGCTACTGCATGCAGGCTTTATGGACGACCACGAAGGATCTCTCGATGACCGAATCAAGCCATGGCGTGAAAAAATGATTGCCTGTAGCCGTATTTGGTCACACATCGAACTCGAAAAGCGCTCGACTAATTCTTGAGCCTACTACCGGGGCATACTGAAAGGACTTGGTTTACAAGCTTCTTATTCGTCGTGCCCGATGCGCTGGGCTTCACGCTCATAGGCGAGCTTCAACCTCCGCGATACGTTTTCGGGTATCACGTATTCGTGTCGCGGTGGACTGAGCAAGGGTAGGGCGCCGCCCGGGCCAAGGCCTTGCAGGTGGTGAATCATCAGCGTGATTGCCTCGCCTGCTTCCTCGATGCCGCTCCAGGCCATCAGCTCAGCAAGTGCTTGGCGCGTACCGGACAGGCAGTGCAGTCTGATTTCCTCTTCGCCGCGCTCCTTCCTCTTCGCCGCGGCTTTCGCTGAGCGATCTGCGTTGCTCTTGGCCATGGCCTACCTCTTCAATTCCGCTGGCCGGCAAGTCCAGCCAAGTCTGTCGTTTGCGATGTTGGGGTCTGGAACGTCTCACGCAGCTACCTTCACCTGATGCCAGGCACCGGCGGCGTAGAACAGCTTCGCGGCTTGGGCTTCGTCCATCAATATCTCATCGGGAATGGCAATCCAGCCTGATGCGACCAGATGGGTCGGGTTCGCGCTGTTCCGCAGTTCCAGGTAGTAATGCTCGATGGCATCGGTCAGGCGCTCGACCTTGTAGATGCCCTCTGGCGATATCTCCACCGACTTGATGTATTCGGCGCCGCGTTCGTCGCGACACATGGCGCCGATGTAAATCGTCCAGCGGTAGGAGAAGTCGAAGATCGCGTTGGCGATCGCCACACTTCGGATCTGCTTGCAGCTCTTCCAGTTCGCCATGATCTGGCTGCCGCTGGGGTCAATGTTCACCACTGCGACGTGGTTGGTGCGCAGCAGCGCCCTGCAACTGCGTTCAGCTCGGGCGAAACCGTTGTTGGGTTTGCGTTTCGACTTCATAGCGAGTCCGCCATTTTTCGCAGAGCTTTGCGGTCAGCCGCCGATATCGGTTTCGGGCGCCGCTTGAGTACCGTTTCAGGGTCTACCCAATCGCGCCGCTCAGGCTTCGGCTTCATTCGAGCTGGCGGCAGCTCCTTAAAGCTGCTGCCGGGCCGACTCCAGAAGTCAGCTGTCGCCGCCGCGATCCGGTCAGACTCACCTTGTTTCGTTCGAACTGCGTTGAGATTCAGGCTGATCATGCTCAAGCTCCTAATCTATGGGCTTGTGCCCGTGCTTTGTCCGCGACCTCATCAACCATGCGATTCAGCTCCAGGTTGAATTGGACGAGCTCTCTGTGCAGGTTGGCGATGTAGTCTTCGTCGCGGTAAATCGTTTCGATATAGAGCTGACACTCCTCGTCTTGGCGGGAATCGAAGGACAGAAAGTCCCACCATTGCCTGCCCGTCACGAACATGCAGCCCTGGATCTGCGGCATATGTTCCTCGGGCATGCCCTCTAGCCAAGTCCTGACGTGGATCGCCTCGTTGAAAGGACACTTTGACTCGGTGCCACCGTCATCGTTGATCAGGCCGTCTGGCGAGCAGCCGAGCCAGTCATACTTCGGGTGAACGATGAATTCCGACGGCACGACAATGTTGCCGGTCAGCATCTCGTAGGCGTCCTGAGCCTTTTGCTCTTCTGTGTGACCCCACTTCATGGAAGCGCTGCTGACGTTGTGCTTGGACTTCTTTGCCAGTCGTTCGAAGCACAGCTCGCGCATGTAGGAGGTCCGCGCGCCCATCGGCTCGCGCTTCCCATGCTTGTCAGGTTTTCCCCAAGCCATTACGTCTTTGAAGCGGCTGGCTGTCACTCGACCGGATCGGTCTGAATGCCACTTTTCAGTACCTTGCAGTTCCGTTCTCACTACGCCGCTTCCTCGACCTGCGACAGGTCTTCGCCGGGGCCAGTCATGTCGGTGAAGTCAGCATCAACGGTTGCCGCCATGCTCTTGAGTGCTTCGTGGCACTCCAAGCCGATCGCTGCACGCTGCTTAGGCTTGAGACCTGCCCAAGCCGCTGCATATGCATCGATGTCCTGTCGCTTCGCAACGACCAGCAGGTCAGCGAATACTCCGTCGATTTCCGGTGATGGGGATTTTGGGCCAAAAGACACTTCGGCTGCGGCAGCGGTGTTTGAGGCTTGCTTCGTAGGTGTGATATCGATTTCGCCACCGTAAGAGTCTTCGAACTCGTCGGGCGTGTAGACCCCAAGGATGACGTCCGGGCAAAAGAGCCGCGCCCATTTTTTCGTTACCAGGTAGGCGATTTGCTGCTTCGGATCTTCCGCCCAAAGTGTCGAGTTGCGAGTGCGAACTTGGGTTAGCAGAAGCTCCAAGGTACGCGGCTCTTCTTCGCCTTTGAATGTTGCCCAGACCTTGATACCGAGTCCTTTCTCGTCGTCGAAGCTCCACCCCGGAACGCGGTATTTTTTGAACTCGCCAGTGTCCTCGTCCTTCTTGGTTCGGCTGGTCACTTCGCGCATCTTTCCGATGACGTTTTCCCAGTTGCCGAACCATTCGAAGTTGAGGCGTCCTTTGACAGGTGCTTTGGAGGTGATCACTGCGTTTACGAGCTGCGCCTCATAACTGAGTGCACCGCCGTTCACGATGAATGTCTTCTGAGCAACCGCAAACGGGTTCATCTGCCACTGCATGGCCTGCAGGACGACCGCCATGCAGTCAGCTTGATTGCCCTTCAAATGCTTGGGCACAGTTGTCACGCCCTTCGACATCATCAGTGCGAGGTCGCTCATCGACTTCATGGTGCCCGGGTCGAGAATGAGTGCAGCCGCGTTGTGGGACGGATCTTGGTAAGTGGCAAGGCCGGTCGCTGCTTGAGTGTCTGAGTCGTTCATTGCGCTCTCCTTGGCTGACGATTTGTTCATCGACCTTTAGAGGGGAAGGGAAGGGTTAGAAGCGAATTGCACGAAGCCAGGCGCGAGCCGTGTCGACGCTTACGTCGAAGCCCAGTGCGACGACCTCGACGATGTCTTCGACCGGTGGCGCGGTGGTGGTCACGTCGTCCAATTCAGCAGCGATCGCCGGAGTGTTGATAGGTGCGACCTCGACTTTCTCTTCGATCAGCGGCGCTACCGCTGCAATGATTGGGGCCGGTGCGGCAGCTTGGGCGCGCAAGCGGGCAAGCTCTTCTTGGTCACGCTGGTTCTGCTCGTCCTTCAAACGCTGGGCGTCTTGATCGCGTTGCAGTTGCTCGCGCTGCCGGTTGAGTTCTGCCTGCTGATCAGCAATGCGCTGGCGGTCTTCCGCTGCGATCCGTTGGCGTTCTTTCTCTGCGTTTTCATCGGCAATTCGTTGCTTCTCGCGCAACTCGTCGAGCTCTTTCTGCTGGGCCGCCAGTTTTGCGGCAGCCTCTTCGCGCTCGACGGCAGATCTGTGCAGTGTTTCGAGCTGCTCAATAGCGTTGTCCCGGGCGATGGTGCCTTCAGCTTCAAACTCGGCGTATTCCTCTGGCAGGATTACCGACTCCTTGACGTTCAGCAGCACGTTCGCAACGTCTGCGGCGCTACGGCTTGCGTATGCAGCAGCGACTGAGCTGAATCGGGTGATTTTTGCTCGGATGGCCTCGACGCGCTCAGCTTCGATGCGCTCGCGTTCGGCTTTAGCGTCTGCAATGCGCTTTTCTTCGGCCTTGATGGCTTCGTCGACAGGCGCTTCAATCGCTAGAACTCGATCCTTCAGCGCCTCGCCAAACTCCTTTACTTGGTTGACGCGGGCCTGGGCTTCTTTGACCTTCTGCTGGTAAGGAACGAGTGCAGTTTTGGTGGTGTTTGCCAGGGCGTAGCGCACGTCGCGGATGTCGACGCGCACTTCCTTGGCGCTTGCCAGCCCCTCACTGGTCGAGCAGTCAACGACGAGCTTCGCGTAACTGGTTTCTAGCCGGACAATCTGCTCCTCATGCGGCCGATACTCCGCGATGTCGGTGACGGCAACTGCAGGAGCAACAGCGTTCTTTGTACTGCCGGCTTCACTCAGCTCGAGGTCGGCCGATACGGGGGCTTGTTTGGCGTTTGCGGACATGACGATTCCTTGCCGCGCCGAGCGCAGCTTGTGGTGGTGATGTTTATTGAGTGACGCGATCAGCGAGAGCGCTGAGCAGCATAAGGAAGGTGAAAACGCCGATGGCGGAGAATGAACCGCGCCGTATCAACAGCCGGCGCGCTCGCTGAAGACTGGTCACCGGAAAACCCGGTAGGTGGTCGAGTGCGGCACTTCACAGATGCCAGACGAATCGCGCGCCGTGGTGTAAGCGGCCAGGCCTGCAACGAGGACGGTAGCGAGGATCCAGTAGGCTAGCTTCATGGCCGAGCCCTCACCGCGATGCGACCGCCTTTCATGGTCACCGACAGGCGCTGCGGGAGGTTGTCGACCAGGTCCTCGCGTTTGCGGCCGATCACCTCGTTGAAGGGGAGACCGAAGCCGAGGATGGCGATGCGGCGCTCAATGTCGTCGAGTTGTTCATCGACCAGAGTTTTTACCGGTGGCGTTGTCATGCGGCAGCTCCTTGCTTGATCGATTCGTTGTAGGCGGCATAGATCTCGTCGATGCGCGCTCGGTAGAGGCGATGCTCATCGTTGTCGATGGCGCGGAGAAGGAAAGCGAGGGTGATGCATGACGTCGCAGCAGCGCTGGCGTTTGGCTTGCCGAGGCCGCGAACCATGTTCTCTATCTCGCCATCAATCCAAGAAATAGCCATGTCGTGATCGCGTTGTTGGGTGTTCATCTCAACCTCCAGAACTCACCGTAAGCGACCACTGCTGCGGCGACTCGCGTGGCCCGCGCCCTTCGGTCGACCAACTCCTGAGCTGCCATCAGCTCCTGATGCTGAGTGCGTATAAGCGCGGCAGCTTCGTAGTCATGGAAGTCTTCAACCTTCGGCGCCTTCGCGCGCCCCCATTCGTCGTAGCGCCTGTCCCACTCTCGGGCCTGAGCACTGTCTGCATAGCTGGTTGCCATGGTCGCCTCCGTGGTGGCGGGTGTTGATCCAACAAAACTCGGATGCACTCATTCGCTCCGCTGGTTGCCGTTGGGCGCGGAGGGGAGTGCATTCGGGTGGTGTCGAACGATTTGCAAAGTGGCGAGTTGAATTTTTTGATTTCACTGCCGATAAAGCACAGAACTTCTAAGGATGAATTCCCATGCGTGTTATTTCGAAGGCCGTATGTCTAGTTGCTTTGGTCGCGCTCAGTAATTTGGGGCAGACCCAAGCGGCTACCGAGGATCACGACATCGCTATAACCATCGTGGCTATGGGGCGCATGTGTGCAGAACAAGAACCTGGAAAGAATTACTCGCTGCAGAACATCTTTTCCCTTCCAGACATAGCGGCAAACGCAGATCTAAAGAAGGAGATTCTTGCAGTAGATACCAATCCGGCATTTCAGGATGAAATCAAGGCAGTTCAATTGCAGGCCGCAGGGGATCCGTCGGCAGCAAAACATTTCTGCCCGAGCTATGCGCCGAAAGCTAGCAAGTAATCTGTCCCAGGCCCGCTACTGGCGACGGCCTGGGTTTCTAGCATTAAATTGTCGACGTGCGTGGGGGTGGCCTACCTCATTCGGCCGATGCGCGGTGACATCGACGGCCTACTGTCCGCTGCCTGTATGAGTGGTGGGCGCCGGCCTTCAGGCTTGCCGCGCCGCGCAGGTGAATCGCTCTCTGCTACATGGCTGCCATTCCTCTGATTGAAGGCAACTGCCGAGCATTCCTCGGTAGTTGGTTTCGATGCAGGTGGGCGGTTATAGGCCGCAGTTTCGTCCGCATCGGATTGCGATCTCGCTGAACTTCAATCAGCACCTCCCTCGCGAGCGGGCGCCCTGTCTGGAAGATCGCAAACCGATGCGCTCTCATAGAGAGGATCGGGCAGTTAACGACAGGCTTTCGTGGCGCCTGTTTTTACAGGGGCAGGCTCCCTGTTTCCTCGCTTTCCACAGTCGAGGGAAACCCATATCCTGCAATCTCCACAGTCGAGATAAGGAAATTCGTTATGGCGCAGTACTTGGTGCGTGTTGAACTGTTTGGGGCTAGTGCAAGCGGCTATGAAGATTTACACGAGGTAATGGGAGCGATTGGCCTGAAAAGAACAGTCACTTACTCAGATGGTGATGTGCGATCAATGCCGACGGGCACTTATTTTGGTGAGAGCAGCCTTGACGTTACATCTTTACGAGATCGAATAAATATCATTTCAAAGCCGTTTTCACCGAGTAAGGCTGCCGCTGTTTTTGCATGCAGTGTCCAGCCCCATCAATGGGCCGCATTCCTTTACAAAGCTTAAATCGGCCCTCCGGCACAGCCGTCTCCTTTAGGTAATCTCTCAATGGCGTGCAACCTCAGCACGCCAACCGCTATTTTGAAGGCGGCGTCGAAACTGACGCCGCTGTCTACCGCGACTTGCTGAACAATCTCTTCAATTTCTTTTACCTGGGATTCGTTCATTTTCTCTCTCCGGTTGTTTTCCCAATGCACCCGTCACCAGGTGCATCAGTGAAAAGGCCCGCGCAGCTCAAAAACCTTTCGGCTCAAGTGCGTATTTGATTTGCAGGTTTTGATCTGGCGAGTAGATCGGGTTGCATGTGCTGCAATGCCCAGCAACAGCTATCTCAATTCTGAATTGAGCCGTATCTGCAGGGCGCAGGCAGTTTGGGCAATGCTCATCGTCTGCAGACTCAATATCTGCGTGGCTCAGAATGCATTTCTGGGCGCCTGCCTCCTCGTCGTGCGACTCGTCACAAATGGGGCAGAAAAACCTTTCAATGACGCCAGGCATGCAGCACTCCCGAGCCCCATCCTCATCATCGTGCAGTTGGTTGCATGCATCGCACTCGTATTTGATCACCACTGCTTTAGCCATGGCGCTTCTCCAGTTGATTTCCAATGCCGCCTCTTCGAAGCGGCATCAGTAAATCTGTTCTCCGTGACCCGCTGCTGGCGGCCGTCATCGGCTTGAATCATCTGGCTGTCGGTACGGGATTACTCGCCATCCCGGGAGGCGCTTTTAAGTCACTGCTTTGCACTGTGCCGATGAAACGCCTCATCTTGGCTCCGGCAGGGAGTGCTCACAGCGCAGGACGGTGGCTGCTGGATCCAGATGCATCAGCAGGTCGAACTGGTCCGGGAACCAGAGCCGGGCGTGGTTCAGTTCCAGAGCTGACATGGTGATCGAAATTTATGGTTCGCGTTGTTCGCCGTTTCCAGCGATGCCTCAAGGGCTGCCCGTTTCCGGGGATCGATCCGCGAATGGTTTGGTTTGTTAAAGAGCGGTGGGTCTGTTGAGCCCCTTCGCAGTGGCTGTGTGTCGCTGCGATGGGTGTAAATTAGCAACTGCTAAATTGAATGGCAATAGCATTTGCTAAAATAATTTATTAAGGACGAAAAAAAGCCCGCTCATTGGCGGGCTACGTTTTGTTGAATATTGCCTAAGCGGCTGATTTCTCTAAATTATCTAGAGATTTGGCCCCCTCCGTAGGGCTTCGCACCTGAATTAGGCTGAAATTGAGATCTTCGACCATATCTTGGAGCAACAAGATCTTTTCGTTGAAGGACTTGCGACTGGACGCCTTAAGATTAGCGATCTGTAATTCTGAGGGCGTAACAAGGAGCAGGGATGCCTTCTGATCGTGACCGATCAAAGAATCATGTCTCTTCAGCTGCTCAAGGCGGGTAATACGCGAACTGGCGATATCAAACAAATTACTTTGCCTGGCGCCAGGTAGCATCCCGCATATATTCACGGCCAGCGCCGAAGAAAAGTAATCGCAAGGTAGGGAGATTTCAGAGCCTTTAATAGTGACAGGGACATGCTGTCCAAAATTTCTAGCCAGGGCGGGATTGACCCTCGCCATTGCGACTCTCATTCGCTGCCAGTAGCTTGTCCGATCGTAACCATTTTCGACTACGCCATCGGCATGGAGATCGCACAGACTAGAAGTAAGACTAATACCCTGCAGGATGACGTCGTCTAAATCCTCTCCGATTGCCTCTCGCCGCTTACTAATGGAGACGCCGTGGATGCCACTTGAAAAAACCCCGCTAAATCCTGACCCGGCAAATTCAAGAGCTCTTTGGAGGGCGAGTTCCATCATTGCCCTCATGCCTGGAGCGGCCTCACCGTAGAGACACTCCATGGCCTTGTCAGAAATCGCTAACTGACCAGCTAGATCGTTCCCGTCAGTGGCAACAACCCCGATAGTGAGCCTCTCGCCTGACTGGACAATGGGCTCCATATACACAGCTGCCCAATTAGCATGGTAAGAGGGCAGGTCAGGGAATCCGGTGAAATCTGTCTCTTGCTCTATCATTGGGCTAGTCCAAGTGCGCCTTGCCTTAGGTGCATTCCTCCACCGATCAGGTTCGGGATATGATGTACTCGCGCTTGCAAAAACGCCACCACATCCCGGACATGCTCGACAGAAACCTGGCAGGGTCCTGGTAACGCAATCTCTGCATGAGCTCCGAAGTCACATTCGTTCAGTGGCAGTGCTTCGTCGTTGATCATTTGCGCGCTTCTGCGCTTTTCAAATTCGCTAACATCTTGGATTAGTCGATTCAGCAAGTGATTGCAGATGGCGCGATGAGGTGCTGTCAGCGAATCACCTAAAGCTTCCTCATGATCAATAAGCCAAAGCTTTCCATCTGCCCCTAGCAGAACATTTCTGAGGTTTCGATCAGCGTTGGCTATCAGCTCATCGAAGACAACGGAAACTCGTTTGCTAGACCAGGTATTCAATACGTGACTGACTTCATCCGGCCTGACAATCCTAGCAATCGGCTTAGCGCCCGTATCGACACTGGCGAGGCATATGACTCTCGGGGTAGTAACTCCGACTTGAGAGCCTCGAGCTACAACTACAGAAGTGTATGGAATAGGGAGCCCTAGGTATCGCCCGAGGAGCGAGCTTAGCACCTCGGCATACATTTGCTTTGGCGGTAGCAGCTTCACATATGCATGGTACTGGTGCCCACCAGGAAAGCGGACAAGTCCATAAAAAAGGGGGTGCTGCCCCCTAAGCTCTTTGTCTTCAATGGCATCGCCATTTACATAGACACCCAGAACCGGATCAGTTAGTGCGTTTCTTTTTGGTTGGTTCATCTTTCTTAGCGCTATCCGTAGACTGCGATTTCTTCAGGCCGTGCTGAAGCATCCTGAGCATGTCATCAACATTTTCTCCGTCTTGTGATCCGGCAAGCACAGCATCCGTAAGGCTGCCTAATTTTTCCGGAACGGAGGCAATTGTTTGTGCTTCGTTTTTCTTAATCAGATGCGCGACAAGCTTTCTAAGCATCTCAACATCAGTCGCGCTCAGCCGCCCCTCGGAAATCGCGATTGCAATCGTTTTGGCTAGAGCAGGAGCCACGAAGGAAGTTCCTACCGCGGCGCTGACTCGAGATGTAGGGGTATCTGATTCAGACTCAACGGCGGGCCTCGCCAGATAGTCTTTTGGCAGGCCAATTTTTCTTTCCATATTTGCAGCAGCTCTCTCTCCGAAAGACCTATGGCCATTAAGAATTTGAGAGATGTAGGACGCGTCCAAGTCGTGCTGGTTCGCGAAGTCCTTCAGCTGGCTGTCGCCTATTAATTGGCGGAGCGCCCGTATGCGCATTTCGTTGATATCCATTTCTGAATCATCGCTTCCAGTTAGCAATCAGTAAATTACGGATTGCTATTGCTTCGCACATTAGCAAACGCTAATCTGGCGGCTATTAAAGGAGGTGCATATGAACCTGCACGAATTTCTGAAGCCGCTCGAAACCGAGGTTTTGCTGGCATTCGCAACGGCGTGCAATACCACCCCAGGTCAGCTGAAGCAGGTTGCATACGGCAATCGCCGGCCAAGCGCGTCCCTCGCAATCAACATTGAGCGGGAAAGCCAGGGCCAGGTCACCTGCGAACAACTGCGCCCAGACATTGATTGGGCGTATGTGCGTGGCACTAAGCAGCAGGCAGTAGAAGCCGCCTGACATAGCTGTCCGCCGTTCCAGTGAAGCAATTCTGATCGCCACCGACCAAAGGAAAAACTAGGACATGAAAACGCCCGTACTAGAGACCCGCCGCCAAGTAATGGCGGCCGTGTCCAACGCTTTCCCTGGCGGGATGGATTGCGCAGCTGCTCGCCTTGGCATCAAGGACAAGCGCCTGGAGAACCAGATCTATGAAACCGCCGGGTGCAAGCCGCTCAGCGATGTCGAGATCCACGTACTGGAATGTGAGACCAAGACCGAGCATCTGCCGGACTACATCTGCGCGATGTACGGCGGTGTGTTCGTAAAGATCCCGGAAGCGGGGGAGTTGGACAACGTTGATCTGTACCAGCGCTCGCTGGCTGCATCCGCTCAGCGTGGCGCTCTTGACCAGATGGTGGCTTCCGCTTTGGAAGACGGCGAGATCGACTCGAACGAAGCAAAGAAGATCCGCGCCCTGCACGCCAAGTACATGTCGGCGAGCCTTGAGGCTATCGGGGCGGTGATTGAGTTGCATAAAGCCCGCGCATAAATCGCAGGCACAAAAAAGCCAGGTTCGTGGCCTGGCTCATTGCTACATCAGCGAGGCAATAATGAATACACAATCAAATCTCGTCAATCCCCCCAACAATGTCGCGACGCGTTTTTCGAATTCTGAAAACGTGTCGCGCAGCACGATGTCTTCCCGCGAAATCGCGAATGTCACCGGCAAGCGCCACGACAACGTAAAGCGCACCATTGAGGACTTGGCCGCTAGCGGGTTGGTCCATCCTCAATCTGAGGATGAATGGTCCAGGGACAAACTTGGTCGCGCGCGCGCCACCCGTATCTACAACATCTGCGAGCGTGACAGCTACGTAATCGTCGCTCAGCTCTCGCCGGAGTTCACATCGAAGCTTGTGGATCGCTGGCAAGAGCTCGAGCGTGTTGTCGCAGCACAAGCCGCTCTTCCCGCCAACAACTCAAAGATTGTCGGCGAGCTCGCCATTCTGGAGTGCTTCGATCGCCTCCTGAAACCGGCACCGTCAAGCAAGATGATGATGCTGGCAAAGATCGCCGCCAACAATGGACTAGATGCCAAGTTCCTGCCTGGCTACGCCGTCGACGCTGCGCCCGATGCAACTGGCGGCACCTCCATGCCGACCAAGGCCGTTACTGCTCTCATCAAAGACTTCGACCTGCGCACGTCCGCACCAGCCTTTAACAAACTACTGGAAGCCCATGGTTTCCTCACGCAGCTCCAGCGCAAGAACTCAAAGCAGGAAATGGTCGACTTCTGGTCGGTGACTGAGAAGGGTCTGGCCTACGGCAAGAACCTCACCAGTCCTCAATGCCCCCGCGAGACACAGCCTCACTGGTACGTGGATCGTTTCCCTGAATTGGCCAAACTGGTCGGGAAGGCCTGATATGCAATTCACCGTCACGATCAATCAGGTCAAGGCGTTGGAGTGGGGGCTGAATTCTCAGCAGGCCCTGCTGTTCGCCTTCGTCTACGGCTGCCCGAGCTGGACTAAGCCAATCAAGACTGACGACGGGATCTTCTTCGCACTGAGCAAGGCCAAGATCATCGAGGAGCTGCCGTTGCTCACGGACAAGCCAGACACTGCTTATCGCATGCTGAAGGCCCTAGAAGAGGCCGGTCTGATTGAGCTTTCCAGCACTTCGAACATCACGCTGTTCCGCCTGACCGGGAAGGCGATTGAGTGGAACCAGAAGCTGGACGGGTCGGAAAAATATCCGACCCCACCAAAGAACGAAGGTCGGAAAAAAATCCGATCTACCTCGGAAAAAAATCCGAGCAAGGTCGGAGAAAAATCCGAGCCAGGGTCGGAAAAATCTCCGACAAATCAGGATACCAATCATCAGGGTACCAATCAGGATACCAGTCAGGACTTGCAAGGCAGCCCGGACAAGCCGGCCCGCAATCTGGTTCTCGTGGTCGATCGCACCGATGCCCCGCGGGTTGAGATTCCCGCTGACATGCCTGGCCCAAAAGACCAGTCCTGCAAAACCTACAAGGTGTGGGCGAACTACGCCATGGCCTACCGCAAGCGCTACAGCACTTGGCCTGTGTGGAACGCCAAGGTAGGTGGCCAGCTCGGTCAACTTGTCGACCGCCTCGGCGCCGATGTCGCTCATCACGTCGCGGCTCACTTCCTGAAAACCAGCGATGCCGCTGTGCTCCGCAAGTGCCACAGCCTCAACGAGCTGCTGGCAAATGCCGAGAGCTACCACACCCAGTGGGTGACCGGGCAGCGCATCAACGGAACAACCGCGCGCCAGATGGAACGCACCGAAGCGAACGTTTCCGCCGCCGAGCAGGCCGCGCAAATGGTCTTGGCCAAGCGCCAAGCGGGAGAGCGCAATGAATACCTTTGAAATGAACGACCAACAGGTTGCCGGGCTCGCTGCTGCGATATGCGCCACCGCCGAGGCCATGGGTCAGGAAATGAACCCAGGCACCGCGGCGATCATGGCCGAAGACCTCTGTGCTTACCCGGTGGCGGTCGTGAAAGCCGCACTGAAGGCCTGCCGCTTTGAGGTGAAGGGCAAGCTCGCAATGGCTGACATTCTTCAGCGCGTTCAGGTCGCCGATGGCCGCCCCGGCAAGGACGAAGCATGGGCGATCGCCATGACCACCAACGATGAATTCGAAACCGTGGTGCTGACCGACGAGATCCAGCTCGCACTCGCAGCGGCGAAACCTGTCCTCGACGCCGGCGACAAGGTCGGCGCGCGCATGGCGTTCAACAGTGCTTACGAGCGGTTGGTGGGGCAGGCCCGGGAGGACAGCAAGGAAGTGAACTGGCATGTGTCGGTCGGCTTCGACGCCAACCGGCGCACACAGGCGATCACCAAGGCCGTACAGATGCAGCGAATCCCTCAAGAGCGCGCTCAGCAGTACCTGGCCGACTTGAGTGTCGTGCCGGTCACAGAAGACGGTCGGGCTGTCGTCGCTCTGCTCACCGGTGAGGTTGCGCGGCCTTCGCCAAAACTGCGCGAGAAGCTCGCCGCGGTGAAGGATTCGATGCTCGCCATGCGCCAAGCATCGGCAGAGGAAAAAACAGAACTGCGAATTCTGGCAGCCAATGAGCTGGCGGATCGCCGGGCGCTGCTGATTCAGCAGGCCGAACAATTGGAAGCAAGGAGTGCGGCTCAATGACCATCGACAAACAAAAACTCCAGAAGCTGCTGTGGGCCGAAGCGGCATCTTTCCGTGCCGACTGCGCAGACTGGAAGCGCAACACTGAGGCGCTGCAGGAATTCCTCGGGGAGAAAACCGTGGAAGAGGTGGCGCTTGAGTTGCTGGCCGAGAACGAGCGACTGACACAGCAACTCGGCGAGCTGATCAACGGATTGCCGAACAAGGTGGCCACCCATGGCTGACAAAATCTCCGTGAACTGTCAGGCGAAACTCTCCGAGGCCATCACGAAGCTTAGCGCCATGTACCGCGACAAGAAGTTCGTCGTCGTATCGCTACGCCCGGGAAAGGACCGCACGCTCGACCAAAACCGGCTGTGGTTCGCGATGTACAAGCGCATCGCAGAGATGACCCAGATCGGCGACGAGGCCGACGCTCGCCGGTACTGCAAGTTGCACGTCGGCGTGCAGATCCTGCTGAACGAGGACGCCGGTTTTCAGGCTGAGTGGTACCGCGTCATGCGCCACCTCCCGTACGAGACGAAGCTGGCCATGATGAGCGGCTGCAAACTCTTCGGCCCGGACGGGTTCCCGGTGACCAGCCTGTTCAATCGCGCTCAGGGCGTGGCGTACACCGACCGCATCGTCGCGCGGTTCGCACAGCAGGGCGTGTACTTCGATGATCTGCTGAGCCAGGAGGCTGCATGACGATTGAAAGGAAGCAGCCGCGCCCGAAAAAGTGCTCAGTCAAAACCTGCAGGGCCTCATTCGTCCCGAAGGTGAGCTTTCAGTCTTGGTGCTCGCCGGACTGCGCCGTTGTCATCGCGCGGGACAAGCGGGAGAAGAAGCGCAAGTCGCTGGCGAGCATCGAGCGCCGAGAGATCAAGGTACGCAAGGAGAAGCTGAAGAACAGGGCGGATCACCTGCGCGAAGCCCAGGCGACATTCAACGAGTGGGTTCGCCTGCGTGACGCCGATCGCCCTTGTATCAGTTGCGGTCGGCACCACGAAGGCCAATACCACGCAGGGCACTACCGATCCGTAGGAGCGAACCCTGAGTTGCGATTCGAGCCGCTCAATGTCTGGAAGCAGTGCGCCCCATGCAACACGCACCTGTCAGGCAATTTGGTGAATTTCCGAATCTCACTCCTACAGGAAATCGGCGCCGAAAAAGTCGAATGGCTCGAAGGGCCTCATGAGCTTCGCAAGTACACCGTCGAAGAAATCAAAACCATCAAGGCCGAATATCGGGCAAAGACCAGAGAACTGAAAAAGGAAGCAGCATGAAACTGATCAACGCAAGGCAGGTATGGACTGAGGCTCAGCACGAATCG